CGTTGCTATAGAAATGAACGACATCGGCTCCGAAGATTCTGCTGCCTTATGTAGCAGCAAGTTCATATCATCGTTGTCTATATTGTTCAGTTCTATCGCCACCCCGGCTAGTCTCGCCATCCCGAGTGTCCCGCTTGCTCTAAGGTTTTTGAAGGTACCTCTGTGTTCCCGCCAGTTGCGCGCTCTGTCTCTCAGTTGAGTTTCGGTTATTATAGCCGACCCTCTCCTGATCGACAGAGCGTTCAGCGTAGAGTTGTAAAGTCTCTTCGTTATGTCCTCAATTGTCACCGCGTCGCCTACGGCTTTACCTATTACTTTCATGACCGTCTGGGCCATATCAGCTATTCCGCGCCACGCCCGACGTCCTGACATGTGTAGAGCGTCGTCGTCTTCTGCCTCCTCCCAGGCCTGTTTGACCGTGTAGTCTATGGGCGCGTCGCGGGCCATCGACGCACCACCGACCACACTTGACGCTTCGAGCAACGTCATTGCCTCCCGTTCTGTGTTGCCGTATATTTGAGCAACTCTACGCACGTACAGCCCTCTCAGTCTTAGTGCCGTCGTCAAGCTTCCTCCACGTTCCACGAATTCACTCAACCGCGTCTCGTTGGCCCGCAGCGTTTCTATCAGAGACGTGGCAGGCCCGCTTTCGATCCTCGAGTACACTAACGTGGCTATCGCCCTGGGCAAGTATTGCGCTGTTGCCCCCCCCTGTCTGTCTACTCGTAAGAACTCCGCAACTGCGCCGAAAGCACATTTTGCTGGTTGTGCGCGGACGTTGATAGACGCAGCATTCCTGAGCATCCCGACCGCTTGTCGCGCGTTTACCACCCCGAGGATGATGTCGTCACCATTGTGCGCTGACTGCATCGGGTGTTGCGCTTCCGTTGGGTCATAAATCTCCTCCGAATATATAGCGTTTAAGACTGAGTTCATGAACGTAGTCAGCCTCCACCCAGAGAACAGTGTGCCCTTCGCACTGTACTGGCCCGTTCCTCCGATGTTGTCATGGACTCTCATGTTTTCTATCGACGCTATCACCCACGCCATCGCACTCTGTTGCTCTCGGGACATTTCTCCGCTGTATACGTCCGCGTAAGCCTTCAGCACCGCACGCATTGAAGATGTGCTGTGCTGAGAGTTGAAGTCCTCAAAGTCGAAACAGAACGCTTCTTTGCCTTCAAGGATGCCGTTGATTGCTCTGGTCACGTACGCCGGCTCGGCCCGGCTACCTACCGGGAAGCGTGGCGGCAACCTGTCTTCGCACCTAAACATGGCGAAGTTAGTGAGCACGAAATTCGTGACGTCGCACCCGTATATTGCCCTTTGCTTGCCCCACTCATACTTAACTGACGACCACGCGTGGATTGATGGCTCCGTCTCGATCCAGTCAGTGAATTTAGTTTTGTGTGTGGTGTTGAGCGCAACAAATTTGTTTTTGAGCCTAAAGTCCTTCGGCATGTCTTCCAAGTCCTCTGCATACTGAGATTTAATCGACCCGGTGGGCGTGAATTGCCACCGCGTTGTCCAGTATTCTTCCCAGCTCATCGTAGGGTACCTGCCCCTGTCATGTTTACCTTGGCGCATAATCGCTAATGCCCTCATGTAGACTGTCTTTTCATCTAATTCAGCTACGTTAGGCTGCTCGCGGTTTTTTCGCTCCTCTTTCCAATCCACTTCGCCTATGCCCCTGTTGACCAACACCTCTGCCTCGAATATCGGCAAGAGATCAGTGGCCGTGTTGTTTTGCAACAATTTCGCTGATCTCACAGCAGACTTTAGCGTCTTAGCAATGCTGATCAGAGAGCCACCTTCCCAACAACTCAGGCTGGCGACCAGCTCTAGTAGCTCGTCGCCCAGCGTGTTGAACCACAAGATGAAGCCTGACAGTGCCGCCTGGTGGCAGTCCGGTGTTTTGCACAGAGCGCGCAACAGTTCTATTTCCATCTGTAGCATGTCCTGAGATGCACCAATTGCCTCGAGCGCGTTATAATGTACATGATGCTGCGAAGTCACTTTCGATACCCCTACGCCTGCACACTGTCTGGCAAGTAAGTTTATTTCTTGGCGGCTCGCACGTGATAAACCATTAAATCCTTCGACTGCAGACATTTCGCGCCAGCACACGTTGCGCACATCACTGGCCGAAGCGTAGTTGTAGTCGTGTTGCTCCGCGATAGCCATCGTGAATTCTGCCATGCTGTTGCGAGGTATTCCGGCGACATAGTTATCGAAAGCCACATACATCGCCGCCTTATTGTCGCCGAGGTACGCCGCGTACCCCCTGAATGACGCTCCGTAGAGGTCGACGCAAGTGGGTCCGGACGGTAGACCTCTACCTATCCCTACAAAAAAATAATCTGCCAACTCCATTGGACACATAATGACACGCTGTTCCTTCCTCCCCCTCACCGCTATATACCTGGGCAAGAAATCGATACCTATTTTGACACTATGCCCACTACCATATGTTTTAATTCGCATGTCTTTACGACCTGATTCCCTATAACTAAACCCAAGAAGCTTCAACTGTACTGGTTCGTCTAGTAGCCATGTTTTTGTTTTTTTAATGATGTCTGTCCGCCGCCCACCTGTCCGTACACTGTGGAATCCCTTATCGGCCCATTGCCCTACATTTACAATTCCGCAATTTGCGCGGGTTCCGTATCCTGGGGAGCGTCGAGGTTTGGCGCTGCGACTGCTTGAAAACCCTCAACAGCCTCGTGTAGCAATGGCTTAGGACGTGCCACCTTGACTTCGCCTATAGTGACACCTCCCGAGACGCGCACTGTTATCCTTTTCATTTCCCTGGCGCGTCTGTAGTTAGTGAGTATGGAAGTGCCGCGTTTCCCGAACTCTTCCATCGAGAAAGCTCCAGTGTGAATCGAGACATTCAAAGAACTCATGTCCATAAATACCTCAGGCGTGGGCAGCCGCTGCAGTCTCTCGGGATTGCGCACTTTGAAGCTCTCCACTTGATAAGTGGTGGCCAGATGCGGCTTATACTCCATACTGGCGAGCTGAACCGCTATGGCCTTCAAAGACGAGTACGGCCGTATGACATTACCCGTTTGCACGTCTGAAAAAACCGGGTCATATCCCGCGACTCGATATAGGTTGGCCATTCTGAATGCCTCTTCGAGCTGCATTATGGTATCACGCCCGTTTGGGAGAGTAAAGCCATAGCTCGCCGTGAACGGGCTAAGTGCGGTGAGCTGTTCGGAGCAATGACCGTAGAGCAATGCAGGTGAAGCCGGGAGCACTAGCTTATTACCATGATGTAGACCCTGTTCATTGAAGTCGAAGCCAGTCACGTCTGACGTAGGTGACGTCTTACGGGCGTTGGGATACCTGTTCATCTCAGTGAATGACCTTACCGGATACCTCACGCCCATGCCACTCGTCAGCGACGTCTGGACCTCCCTTCCCAGTACCGCGTATACCGACGCTGCCCTCTGCTCTGATGCTTTGTCCATATATGCGTTTGCATGTATGCCACGTAGCACGGCTAGATGCAGGTCGCTCTCGACGAGCATGCCTTCATATGCCGTGGCTACAGCACCCATATGGGCCACATAATTAGTGACCCCGGCGAGGGCCAGGACAGCGTGGGCTTCAATGCCAACGCGTAGCAACATGGAGTGCGCCTCAGATGGCACCATCCAAGGATCGTCCTCGAGTAGTCCTGGAAATCTAGCTCTATAATACCTAGGTCGCGGAAGTACAACCTCAGTGGGCAAGTAGGAATATAAATGACCTTCGGCCGTGTCAGCTAACGGCCTGTACACCAGTGCCGAAAAGATCTCCATTGCCGCCGCAAAGTGCGACTCGACCCTGTTCTCTACCACGTAGGCTGAGAGCCAAGTCCACATAGAAGCGTGGTCAGTCCAGTCTATGTCCTCAGACGGGGCATATGTGGGATCATTGCCAGAAGTAGTCCTTACAGACAACTTGTGCGGTTCGACGCCAGGCAAGTTGAGGTCAAAGTTGAAGTCAGATGAGGTGGTTTTTGGTGCAATATGCTTGACGTACCAGGTGTATGCTTTGCTCGACATGTGCGGCAACAGAACGACTTCGTCTCTGTCCGAAGCCATAGCGTTGAAGGAGAACGCGAACACAAAGTCGTCCCCGGCCGGATCAACGTCATTGGGTTGGTCGACTTGCACCACAACGTCTAGACTCGCAGCTTCATCTTGGTACCTAGTGACGGTGACATGAGAATCGCTATAATTGTCGCGTTTGATTACTAGCGAAGCTGGGGCCGTAGAAGTAGCTCTAGTCGCTTTACCGTTGGCGTACGCTTGACTCCAGAGCAAGGCCTTGTACCACGACGTAAGCATGTTGAATATAAGAGTTACGTGAGAGTCCGCCGGGGGCACGTATTCCGCGGAATACACCCAACCGGCCCTTAGATCGGTCTTGACGGTGTAGGCTTTAGAGACGTACGATCGCAAAGCTGCTGTATCGATTGTATCCATGTCCGATTTGATAAGCCGTTTGTTGACGCCCCGTAGATCTGAATGGCCATCGACGACTTGGAGGACTTTGTGAAAGTTTGTACAGGTAAAATTAACCACACTGTTAATGTCAACTGGATATGTAACACCGTTTGCGGTCACGCGTATGTCAGTTGAAGCTGACACTCCGAAGTGGCCGTCGTTGGGTATAGCCTTAAATCGAGTGAGGGCTGAGTAGCCCCCGATCGTCTCGATAGCAGTAGAGTATGACATGGGTATTTGT